TTTATTTTCTTCTGAAATTGACATATTTTTGCTCCCCTATCCTTGTGTTTGTCCTAAATCTCTAAACATTGATGCTACTGTACTATTCCACTGAACTTTGATATCTGTACCAAAAGCAAGGTTCAATAAATCAACCGCATGTTGACGAGCATTAAAGTAAATGTCCCCCATTCCTTCAATAACATGATTATTTGAACTTGCTTCTCTATCGATCATTCGTTCTTTCTTTTGTTCTGGATTATTGTAGATACCAAATAACGTCAGCATTTCATTAAATGTATTCCGATAGGCATTTTGTAGTGACGGTGTCCTATCTGTTACATTTAAATCTAGTTTTTCAATTTTATCTGTAATATCTGAACCCTCTTCTACCTCTAAAAACAAGTCACCTTTTTGAATTTTACTTTGTAATACTTGTCCGACTTGGCCGTTTTTTTTACCTTTCAAAATATATGGACTACGCATTTGCATAATATTCATTCTTTCTGTTGCTTTAATAGTTGCTAATTGTTTCGCATAGTGTTCGACGATATCATAATCAGTAGCATAAAAATCATTAAAGCTTTGCTTGTTATAAAAAACGACATAATCGCCTTTTAAATTTCTGTTAGTAATAACCTTTTTACTTTGTAAAAAATTATTATTACCGTCAAAAAGACTAGGGATAACATTCCCATATAGGTTATACCCTAATTCGTCTGCTCTTCCTAAAATCACTAGGTCTCCTAATTCGTCTTTACCTACACAAACCCCTCCACCCATTTGACGGAGCATAGTTTCTAATTGAGCTGTATTTAACGTAGGCGGCATATTTTCATACTTAAATAAATTGATCAGCATATCTTTAATTTGTCTAATTAGTATAAATGTTTGTATCGCTTCGAATTGTACATAATTATTCCCCAGATTATCTCCAGTAGTTGTAGAACTAGTTTCAATCCCTTGTAACAGGTCTCTTCTATTTCCTATCACGTTGTTGTATGAAGAGGCTAAACCTGTTTGGTATCCCCATGTATCTTCAAATAACTGGTTTTCCATAATATCTCTCCTAAAATAAAAGGCCGCTAATTTAAATTTAGCGGCCTTTTTTCTATATTTTTTCAGCCGTTTTACTTACTGTTTTTCTTTTCGTCTGGTTTTGTATCGGCTTCTTTTTCTTCATTTTTTACAACTTCATCAGTTGCTTTTGTCACGTCTTCAGTGTATGGAATATCAGCCACCCCATTTTCACCAACTACGCTTTTACCATCAACAGTTACATCTTTGACTTTTTTTTCACACTGCGAATTGCAATCATCTGGAGCATCAGACATGATCACACAAGCAGGCATAAATGGACTATAAGAAAATAGTTCTTTATCCTGTAAAATAATTTGAACATAACGTCCTAATGAGTTTGGTTGTGATGCTAATGTTGTTTCTAACATTGGATTGATCACTAATGCGCGACGGTCTAAGATAACCGCTTGAATACGTGAAGCGTCAAAGACTAGTTCAATATCATCTAATCCGTTTTCTTTCGCATATTCATACGCTTCTGGTTTTGCTTGTGCTCCTTTTGGAACAACATCACCGACTTTATAGTTAAAGTCATTGAAGAAACCACTTGCCATATCAATATC